TACCGAGAGTGCGAGAGGTGAGAGCTGTACTATGAGACTCGACAAATGCTATGGAGGAGTGGATAACGAGACAGTCGTATTTGCTCACAAGAATGGTGGTCGTTCAGGAATGGGTCAGAAATATCTCGATGAAGATGGAAAGGATGTTGGCTTCTATTCCTGTCATTACTGCCACCAGACGTATGATGGGCAAATTCCACATCCATGGTATAAGATAAAATTTTTGATGGAGATGGCTGAGTTTGCTATCCGGGAGACAGACAAAAGATTACAAAAGAAGGGCTTGAAATGAAACGAATACTACATAGAGACAAACCTAAAGTTGACATCCTAGAGAACATGACTCGTTCAATATTTAAGAAGATTAAGGGTGATATAGTTATCGTTGAGATGAAGGCTGACGTTCAATCGAGGTCAACCAAACAGAACAAACTCTATTGGAAATGGCTGGGTGTTTTAGAAGAGACAGGCAACTCTCAGGGAGCTTTACATCGTTACTTAGCAAGTGAGTATTTAGATACAGAAGTTGAAGAAGTATGTGGCAAACCAATATTAGTGATAAAATCGACAACACAGCTCTCGGTAAAAGACATGGCACACTACCTAGAACGTGTGAGTGAATTTGCAGACGAGCAGGGATGCATATTACCTAGACCTGAAGATTTATATTTGGAGAGTTTAATGAGATAAAACGTTAGGGCATTCATACTTTTAATAGAGTCCTATGACTCTGTGCTGCTCAATTAGTGTTGACCAAGTTTATGAGAATGTCCTATCTTTTTAACTGGAGAATAGAAGATGCCAAAGAAGAAAAGGAAAGGTAAAGGTAAGGGTGGTTACGGAAAAGGTAGATACTAATGGCAGACAAATCAATACAACTAGACCTTGAGACATTACCTACAAAATACATTGCATTGTGTGAGTTCACAGCTAAGTTGATGGACTGTGATGCAAAGTATGTAGATACACAAGTAGAGTCATTCATTCTGGATGCGAACTTCGAGACAGTTTTGTATCAAGTTACACCTGACGATGGAAAATTAAATGGCTAAGAACCTTGACGAATGTACACCACTTGAACTGCATCACAAGATATGCAGTATAGATTGTACTCAGGATAGAGCGCATGAAATTGCAAGGTATGCCCACAAGTGTTATGAAGAAACAGAAGGTGAAAATTTAGTTGCTGCTGAGGCATGGTATACATTGGTATGCAAAGTAGAAAAACTCTGGGGAGACTATGAGTATTGGCACACAAACGATAGGTTTTAATTATGGCTAGACCAAGTATATATTCTGATAAGTTAGCTGATAAGATGTTAGAGGAGATAGCTTCAGGTAGAAGTGTGATTGGAATGTGTAGAGAAGAGGATTGGACTCCGAATGCAGATACATGGTATCGATGGTTGTATAAGATAGAAGGATTATCAGATAGATACGCGCGCGCTAAAGCTCATCAAAGTGAGAGAGAAGCTGACATAATTCTAGACATCGCAGACAATGCAACAAACCAAGATTATCAGGTTGCACGACTGAGAGTTGATGCAAGAAAATGGATAGCGTCCAAACTCTTACCAAACAAGTATGGAGACAAACAAAATATAGACCACACCAGTTCAGATGAGAGCATGAAGCCAACCATTATTAAATTGGTTGGGAAGCAGGAGTGAAAGACCAAATTGTAATGCTGCTGCTCGGCTTACTTATAGCTTTGGGTGGTTGGACGATGACTCAGACATTCAGCTTATCTACGACACAAGCAGTTCTTGATGATAAGGTTGATAAGTTAGAAAGAATGACGGAAAGGATGAGAGAGCAAATGGACGAGATGTTAAATGTAGATGAGGAGATTATGGAACAGCATGAAGACTTGTTCAGACAGATTACAAATAGTCAGAGTTCTGGCACATCATATAGCTACTAATGAGTAAGAATCAGGTAGGAGAGGTTCAACTACCTAAGAAACTTATTCCGGTCTTTGAAGGTACAGCTAGAATACGTGGAGCTTACGGAGGCAGAGGTAGTGGCAAGACTAGAAGCTTTGCATTAATGACCGCAGTTTTCGGCTACAGGTGGGGCAGGAGTGGACTACGTGGGACGATATTGTGTGGAAGGGAATACATGAACTCGCTTAATGAATCATCTATGGCTGAGGTTAAGAATGCTATCCTGAGTGTTCCATGGCTAGAGGCGTACTACGACATAGGAGAGAAGTTCATAAGGTCAAAGGACGGACGGATTACCTACACGTTTGCAGGACTGAGACGTTCATTAGATAGTATCAAATCACAGTCACGTATCTTAATTGCATGGATTGACGAATGTGAGCAGGTAAGTGGACATGCTTTGGATTTGCTTTTCCCAACTGTACGTGAAGAGGATAAGAGTATAGGTTTTTCATCTGAGGTATGGATAACGTGGAATCCTGAGTCAAAGTATTCAGCAACACATGAACGCTTCCGGGCTACACAGCCAAGAGACAGTAAGATAGTAGCTCTGAATTGGCAGGACAACGATTGGTTTCCTGACGTATTGAATGAACAGAGACTAGAAGACCAAGAGAAGAGACCTGACCAATATGAATGGATATGGGGCGGAGGCTTCCAAATTTTTTCAGAGGGTGCATACTATTCTGCTGAATTACGCAGAGCTAGAGATGAAGATAGAATAACCAAGGTAAGATACGATAGAGCTAGTGGTGTAATCACGAGCTGGGATTTAGGCATAGGTGATTCAACAAGCATAGTCTTTGCACAATTCATTGGTACTGAAATACATATCATTGATTTCTATGAAGCGAGTGGTGCAGGTCTTGAGCATTATGTAAAAGTCCTTCAGGACAAAGGATATGTCTACGACCAGCACGTTCTACCTCATGATGTTAGAGTACGAGAGCTTGGAACTGGTAAGTCTCGTATCGAGATGCTAGAAGAGTTAGGCATACATAACATTGAGATAGCACCTCAACTACTTATTGACGATGGCATACAACAAGTCAGAACAATGCTAGACAAATGCTATTTTGATGAGGAAGCATGTGAGAAACTAATTGATTCCTTACAAGCTTACACTAGAGCTTGGGATGATAATGGTAAGACTTGGAGAATGCGACCAAAGCACGATTGGAGCAGTCATGCTTGTGATGCGATGAGGTATCTTGCTATAGGATACAAACCATTCTTTGAGGACTGGGACAAACCATTGAGACGTAACCTGCAAGGAGTTGTATGAGCTTTCTATGGGACATGTGGGCAAACAAAGGTTCTGTCCTTGGTGGATTGTTAGATTCTTTCAATAGACCTACACAAGAGGTTGAGTTAGGCGCACCTTGGAATAGGGAAGTAGCAGGACAAAACATACCTCCCGATGTTGGACAAATAGGTAAAGGCTTATTAGAGATGATTAAGCATCCTATTGTAACAGCAGATGTTGGGTTGAATCTCCTCTCAGGTGCTGTAGGTAATCTCCTACCTGAACCTGTCATGGGTTATATCGATAAGATAGACAAACAGCTTGGTTTCTATGAGAAACAACAAGAGAATGAAGCGATGGCTTCTGAAGCTTGGGAAGGTATAGTTGCTACTCATGGTGGTCTTGATGAGTTACAAAAGTATGCGAATGAACATCCAGTTTTAATGGCATGGGAATTATCAGGTCTAGGCATGGTGGCAAGTCAAGTAGTTAAAAGGTTATCTCCTGCTGTAGTCAGAGCAATGGAGGATATAGAAGCAAGAGGGTTATTAGAGAATGTAATCAACAAACAAACCTCGTCAGTATTATCTGGCAATCAGGGTCTTATGGACAGAGTGACTAATCAATTTCTGGCACATCATGGCAATCCTGAAGGAGCAATGTTCAGGAATTTTGATTTCGATAGGATTGGAGAATCACATGGATTCAAAGAAGCTTGGGGACTACATGCAAGTAAACAGGAATCAACTGGTGTACATTTTGCAGGTCAGATGGACGATGTTTTATATGACGCTTACGACCACAGACTACAGAAACACTTAACATCAGTAGAAAGAGATATTTGGTCAGATGCTAAATGGGGTGAGCTACCCAAGGATGTTAAAGCAAGAATGTATGAGAAATACCCTGCTAAGAAAGCTGAAATTGATACAGTTATGAAAGAGTTTGAGAAAATGCACGATAAGTCTAAAGCTCAACTGTACACACTAGACATCAAGGATGAAGCTCTCCCCTTTATGATTCGTAAGAAAGCAACTCTGGTTGAACAACCTATATTTGTTCAAGACCTAATGAGAAAACATGGTATGGATATTACTCAAACAGGAGAACAATTCTACCAGAAGATAGCAGGAGACTTTGCTACTCAGAGAGGTGGTGGTAGAGGTAATAGAGAACTGGCATCAAAATATCTAGCGACACTAGGTATTAAGGGTATGGAGTTCATGGATGACGTAACATTACCAGCA